TTAAAGTTTTAATTATCGGTATTCGTGCTGTAGCTACTGCATTTCTAACTAATCCTATAGGGTTAGCAATTACGGCTATTATTGTTGTATTAATGCTACTTTACTACAACTGGGATACAGTTAAAGACTATTTAATAGCCGGTTGGAACATTCTTAAAAATGCTATTAATTCCGTTGTAAATTGGTTTAATGGTACTTTAGTACCCGCCTGGAATGACGGAATAAATGCTATCGGAAACTTCTTTAATAATTTATGGGAAGGTATTAAAGCCGGTGTATCTGGCGCAGTATCTTTTATTAAAGAAGGTATTAATACAATCATTAGCGCTTTAAATGGTATTTCTTTCCACATTCCGGACTGGGTTCCGAATTGGGGCGGTAAAGATTTTAGTTTAAACATACCTTTATTATTCACCGGTACAGAAAACTGGAAAGGCGGTTTAGCTAAAATCCACGACCAAGGCGGCGAAATTATAGACCTTCCTTCCGGTACAAGAGTTATGCCACATGATAAAAGCGTTAAAGAAGCCCGTGAAATGGGTAGAAAAGAAGGCGCTGTTAATAATAGAACCAATAATTCTATTAATATTAATAAACTGGCAGATTCTATCGTAGTACGGGAAGAAGCAGATATAGATAAAATCATTTCCGGCTTAGTCGAAAAATTACAAGTACACGCAATTAATACTATGGAAGGGGCTGTATAATATGTCATTATTCACGGCTAGCACAATAGAAACTATTGTGAATAAAGGGCTATCGCAGCTATTTAATAAAAATATGTTAGCTAATACAGCCGAAGACGGACAAATTATTTTAACTGGTAAAACTGGTAGTATTACTCTACCAGTTCCGCCGCCTTCTTATTCTGTAAAAGTAGCGAATAACAATAGTATTGTTAATATCCAGTCTTTAGGCGATATTAACATGATAGGAAAAACCGGACTACAGAAAATATCTTTTTCTACATTCTTACCAGGTATAGACAATACTTTATATAAAGCAGTCGATACAGCAGAATACATAAAAAAGATAAATGCACTCCGGACATCTGATACATATTGTCATATAACCATTGTAGGTACAAATGTAGATTTAGATGTTACGATTGATTCTTTTGATTATGAAGATGCTTCCCCGGTAGGTGATATAGACATTTCTTTATCTCTTACTGAATATAAACATATAGGGGATTCAAATAAACAAGTCGAAAATAAGACGGGATTAAATCAACGTAAAATTACAGCCTTAGATAAAGTAAAGGCTAACTTAGTATATAGAAAAGGTGATACGCCATTAACCTTCTTGAATCGTGCATTATCTAAAACAGATAACCGCGGTTTAGACGTAAACCAATCTAAATACTTATCGTATGCCAAAAACCTTATTAAAGCAGCTAGTAAACAGAAAGTATCTTTTAATCCAGGAGATCTAATAAACATTAGAAAAAACAATGACAATTCTTTATCCGCAGTAGTCAATAATAAAGAATTTCCATTAAAGGAATCTACATCTAAATTTAATAGTCCTTCTAAGGTGAAATCATGAGTACATTTAAATTCTTTATCAATGATAAAGACCTAACTAATTATATTATCTCTTTCACCTGGTCGGGCGATAATCAAGAAGCAGCTAGAAAACTAGAATTTACTATAGCATTTAATAATGTTACTAAAGACAGTACCTTTATTAATCCACGTATAGAAATTGGCGATACTGTAACAGTCAAATACATTGAAGAAGTATCGTCCTTAGAATCAAAAGAAATCACTTTATTTAAAGGTAAAATCTGGGTACACAATCGCAATACACAAGGTTATGACAAAACCTTTACAGCCTACGATAATTTAATTTATCTTGCGAAGTCTAAGCTAAACAAAAAATTTAAAGATACTACTGTATTAGACGTTTTAAAACAAGTGGCGAATGAATGGGGTTATAACATTATTCTTGATGAAGGCGTTGTACTTGATGCCAAAGGTGATTTTATCGCCGATAGTATGACAGCTACAGAGATATTTAAAAAAGCCCTAGATATTCAATCCACAAAGGACAATAAAAAGTATTCTGTAATGGCTATAGATGAAAACAATAATATTGTTATTGGCAACAATGGCACAAAACATATAGCCAATTTTTCACTAACAGATAAAACCAATATTATTAGTTCCAGTCATGGCGAATCTATCGAGAATCTTGTATCGCTTGTATATATTGCAGATAATAACGGCGATACTTCTTCCGATAGAGTAGTAAAAGGCGACTGGGCTTACGATAAATTTGGCAAAATTATTGATATATATAAACCAGATGAAAAAGTAGATACTAGAACAGCAGCTACTAAATTACTACACAGCGTAGATATTGACGCTAGTTTAGATGCAATCGGTAACATTTATTGTGTAGCCGGTAAGTCAATAGAAATACAAGAAGAAAACCTAAAAGGGAAATTCTTTATAAAATCAGATAGTCATTCATTCAGCAATGGACAGCATACAATGACTTTAACTTTAGATTTTACGCAAGTAGTAACTTAATTATCTATTAAAAGAAAGATAATATATCATGAATGAAACTCCCGAATCTCAATTATTAGGTATTTTAAATGGCGTAGCTAAAAACAACCAACCCGAAACAATCCAAATAGGTAAGGTATTAGCGCCGCCGCCTAATATTAAAGTACAATATAAAGATTTCATACTCGAAAAAGAAGACGTATGGATTAGCGAATATCTATTAATTGGATATGAAAGGACTGCTAAAGGTACTATCGTATCTGAAACGCAGCCACGTTCTGGCGGTGGTGGATATTCCTTATTCGCAAGTCATACGCATGAAATTAATAATCCCTACACAGATAACATTATCTATACTGATACCTTAAAGCCTGGCGAATATGTATCTATCATGCCAATTCAACAAGTAGAAGGCACTACACAGCAATATATTATTTTAGACAAAATAGTACATTTATAAGAAAGGTAATGTATGGCTAATCCATTTATCAATAGTACAGTTAATACTACTGTATCAACAAATAAACTACCATACTTAACAGAATATGCCTGGGACTTTGAAAATGATAGATTCTTAAAAAATGCAGAAGGTCAGCATATTATAGTTACCGAAAATGAAGCCCTTAAAGTATGGATCTATAAAACACTTAAAACTGAAAGATTCCGTTACGTTGCCTATCATGACAGCTACGGAATCGAATTAGAAAAATATATAGGCAATACCAATATTAAAAATGTAGGGGAAATGATTAAAGCTGACATTAAAGAAGGCTTATTAGTAAATCCCTACATCGTAAGTATTGATAGTATGACAATAACGCAGCAAGAAAAAGACGTTATCGAAATTACTATAGCCCTTACATCTATTTATAAAAAGACAATTATTAAGGTGGTGATGTAATGCCCGATATATTTGGCGCGCAAGATGTAAATACCATTCAACAAAGATTAGTAGACTACATCAAACAGAATGGAACAGAAGAAAGCGTTATCGAAGGCACATTTAAAAGGGATATTGTAAATTCCACATCTGAAGAATTTAAAAACGTCTATTTTGAAATGGATATGCTACGCGATGCCTTTTTTGCTTCTACGTCCTGGGGCGATTATTTAACAGAAAAATGTAAAGACTTTGGGATAGATAGAAAATTAGCAGCTAAAGCAAAAGGCGTAGTTACTGTTACTGGTAATGCTTCTGCATGGATTCCGGTCAGAAGTTTATTCCAAAGTACAAGCGGTCATAAATTCTATACTACAGAAGAATCTTATATCGAAGATAACGGAAAAGCTAATATCCCTATTGAAGCAGAAAAGCCAGGGGCAGAATACAATATCGAAGCAGATACAATAACGCTTATTCCTATGAGTATTGGCGGCGTTAATTCTGTAACGAATCCTAAGCCTACTTATGACGGCTTCGACGAAGAAACAGACGAATCCTTATACCAAAGATATAGCGATTATATTCGTACTCCGGCAACTTCCGGAAACATTTTCCACTATAATAACTGGGCTACTTCTATTATTGGCGTAGGTGGCTGTAAAGTTACTGAATTAGTAGAAGGGAATGGCACAGTAGGCGTAGCTATCGTAGACAGCAACGGCGAAAAAGCCAGTCAAGATTTAATCAACAAGGTTAAAGCCTACATCGAAACAGTTAGACCGGCAGGCGCTAAAGTCATTGTATCTACTCCGGAAATTATGACTATCAATATTGTAGTTAATGGCGTAGAAGGTACTGGAACAGTAGAAATTTTTAAAGCCGGACTTACTAAATATTTTAAAAAGAATGGCTTTAAACTCAATAAAGTTACACAGGCAGATGTAGCCAAACAATTATTTGATGCCGGCTATACTGATTTTGCATCTATTACTTTGAATGGACAATCTAGTTCTATACAGCTTAACGGGAAACTGCCGAAGATTGGAAGCGTGAATATCAATGGCTAAGTTTAATAAAACGATTGGTAAAGACTTTTTACGTCAAGAAAATACTAATATTCTACGGTATTTACCTAGTTTTCTTTCTGAAAATTCCACTACATTTAAACTGGTAGGGGATAGCCAATCCGCAGAACACGATAGACAAAAAGAAGCATTACTAAATCTATTCAATCAATGTTTTATTTCTACAGCTACATGGGGATTAAAGCTATGGGAAAATGATTTATTCTTAAAAGTTAATGAATCTGATTCCGTTGAGAATCGAAGACAACGTATTTGGAATAAATTGCAATCTAAAAAGACGTCTACCATAGCTTTTTTAACTGAATTATTAAATAACTATGTAGAAAACAAAGACGGAACAATAACAGAAATCTATGATAGATACCAATTAGAATACCAGGTACAAGACGGAAGTATTACTAACTGGGAAGAATTATTAGATACAATACACCAATGGAAACCGGCACATTTAGGATTTTACTTCATTACTCATACCGATTTAGGCGAAGAAGTATATTTCAGCGGCGTTGTATCTGATTATGAAGAAATATATATTCCTTGTAACACTGACTACACGATGATAGTTAAAGATACAGAAGCAGAATATATTAAAGACTTATCTAATCATAGTAGATACTAGAAAGGACATTATTATATGCCTAATAAAACAGGGGATTTTCTTCCCTTACAATTAACTAATATCGGTCGCGATATGCTTACACAAGGTCGCGCCGGTCATGTTCTAACTTTTACTAAAATAGCGATTGGCGACGGTACAGCAACTGGAACAGCGGCAGATAGTTTGACAGCTTTAAAAAGCCATAAATTATATCTTCCTATCGCTAAAAATGAAACAGTACACGCCGGACAAATGCGCCTACAGTTTAGAGTCAATAACAAAGTTGTTACTACTGGCTTTTATTTCCGTGAAATTGGCTTGTATGCCAAAGTAGATAATGGGGCAGAACAATTATACGCCTACACTACTTGCGGTGATAAAGCGCGTATGATTTACGATAAGACTTACCCTATTCAAGAAAGAGTTATTAACATTGATACAGTTATTGATAACGCTGTTAATGTTAAAGTTATTCTTGATTGGTCGATTGTTTACGCTACAAAAAAAGATATTGTAGACGCTATTAAACCACATAAAGAATTAGCAGAATTAGACCACCCAGACGCAAGCGTTACAACAAGAAAACTAAAAGATAAATCTGTTACTTTACCTAAATTAGCCGATGAAGTTACTGATCTATTGCAAAAAACGTATGTTAAGAAAACCGGCGATACCATGACTGGGAATCTTAGTCTTAACAATTCAAGTGTTGGCTTTAATAATGGAAGTGGCAATTATGATACAAAAATTAGAATTGCGTCTAATGGCAATTTTGATATTGGCGTAACGGAAGATTCCTCTAATAAAAATGCTACTCCTCAGCTATTGCTACACAGTCAAAATAAGCCTAAATGGTACAATTCAGCTAATGGCGGTAAAATATTAGCTACTGAAGAATATGTTAATACCGAAACAGTTAAATACTTACCGTTAGACGGCGGTACGATGAAAGGCGATATTACGTTTAAGCGTAACCAATCTTCTATTAAGTTAGACGGCGGCACTAATAAAATGCACTCTATCACCGTAGGCGGCACAAACGGCGAAAATCTTGATATTGGTAACGCTAAACAAACGTCAGAAGCTAACCTATGCTGTTATAATCGTCCTGGTTGGTATGGTAAAGATAAGACTAATACGTTTAAACCTTTTATGTTTGACGATGATATGGTTATCACTTCCGGTACTATCAACCATAATCAACTGTTACCAATTCCGGAAGGCTTCCAAGAAAACGATTGCAACTGGATATTAACCGTTGCTGAATCTCACGCAAATTTAAATGATAGAAATCAAGTAGTTATTGCTGGCGAATCCTCCTTTGGTGTAAATGTAATTTGTAGACGTGAAGGACGTAAGGTTATAGTAGGCACACAATACTCACTACATTCTAGCAATACCGACAACTATAGAGGCTATGCCTTTAAACCAGGTACGGCTAATTATGTATGTATTTGTCGACGTCGTTTTTAATAAGGAGTTTAGATAATGGACTACGTTAAAAGACAGCTTGAAACATTACATACAGGAAATGACTGGAACAGAAGTTATACCATTATTGGTGATATTGATTTAACTGGCTATAAGGCAGTATGTAAGATTAGGGATATGGAAGATAACTTAATTATAGAAGCAGAATGTACAATTCAAGACAATGTAGTTTATGCATCTATACCGGCTTCTAAATCTTTGACTATCCCTAGCACAATACATGAAGGCTTATACGATATTTTTCTTTTAAATAATAGATATTCTTACAAGTTAGTTATGGGGATTATTAAAATTATCCATAATATTTCTTTACATTAAGAAGGGTATAATTTTCATGCCAAATACAACTAATATTACAATTCCAGAAAATATCAATATTCGTATCGGTATTCCAGGTCAAAAATGCGAAAATGGGAAACCCTTAATATTAGATAATTTAACTGAAGACCAGAAGAAAGCCTTAAAAGGTGAAAAGGGAGATCCATTCCGATATGAAGACTTTACTCCGGAACAGTTAGCAGCACTTAAAGGAGAAAAGGGCGATAAAGGCGACCCTGGTTTACCTGGAAAATCATTTACATATGAAGATTTTACAGAAGCACAACTAGCACAACTTAAAGGTGCTAAGGGAGACCCTGGCTTACCAGGTAAATCTATTACGTTTGACGATTTAACCGAAACACAAAAAGCATCTTTAAAAGGCGAAAAAGGAGACCCTGGTAAAGCATTTACTTATGATGATTTTACTCCGGAACAATTAGCAGCCTTAAAAGGTGAAAAGGGCGATAAAGGAGACCCAGGAAGCGGCGGTACTGGCGGTAACGTCGATTTATCTGCTTATCCTACAAAAGAATATTGCGATACTACATACGCTACTAAAACTAATTTAAATGACTATGTAAAGACAGCGGAAATTAATACCTATTATGTATCTAAAACAGATGCAGAAAATACATATGCCACTAAAGATAGTCTAAGCGACTATATGAAAACAGAAGCGGCTAATAGCGTTTTTTTATCTAAAACCAATGCAGAAAATACATACGCTACTAAGGCTAATTCAGATAATTTATATGTTAAAAAAGTAGATATCCGTAATTATATTAGTATGGTAGCTAATCCGATATATCTATCTAAAACTGACGCAGAATCTACTTACGCTAAGAAAACTGATTTAAATAATTATTTAACGGCAACTGCCGCAGCTGACGCTTACTTGTCTAAGACTGACGCGGAATCTTACGCTAAAAAAACAGATTTAACTAATTATTTAACTGATACAGTAGCTTCTAATACGTATGTATCTAAAGCTGACGCTAACAGTACTTACGCTAAAAAATTAGAATTAAATACTTATCTAACAACTGATACAGCGAATACGACTTATTTAACGAAAGGCGACGCTTCTACTGTTTATTTATCTAAACAAGACGCGACTAATACTTACGTTAAAAAAACAGATTTAGATACTTCTTCATATTTAAGTAAATCCGAAGCATCCGATACTTATTTACCTAAAACAGACGCTAATAATTTTGTTAAACGTACTGAATTAGGTACA